CATTACAATTATCTAAATTAATAATGTAGGGTTCCCCGGTTTCTGCTCGCGTGTGTAGTATTTGCCACCATAAATCTCTGGCGTTTACACTTTTAACAGCCTCATTTGTTTTAGGATCTATCAATCTCCAATCCTTATCATCTCGTACAGAATCTAAAAATTCATTTGTAATATTGACTGCATTATGTAAGTTAAGACACTTTCGATTTAAATCGCCCCCGGTGGTCTTTCTCATTAATATGAACTCTTCTACTTCTGGATGACTTATATCCATATATGCAGCATAGCTTCCCCTACGGGTAACTCCTTGGTTGAATGCCAGCATCTGGCTATCAACTACGTGCATGAAAGGGATAGAACCAGTAGATTTACTACCGTTAGAAGTGCTAGTACCATTACTCCGAACATTACCCCAATATCCACCGACACCTCCACCTGCGCTTGCAAGCCATATGTTCTCATCATAGTGGTCAGATAGGCCAAACCTAGAATCAGGAACGTAGTTAAGAAAACAACTAATGGGAAGACCGCGTGAGGTTCCCCCATTACTAAGTATGGGAGTGCTAAACATAAACCAGCAAGAACTTGCGTAGTCGTAAAGTCGCTGTGCATGATCGTAATTAGTACATCCTTTGTACGTTGCACCAAAGACCGAAGCCCTAGCAAAAGCGTGTTGAGCATAAGTTTCATTCTCCCACAAATATCTATTCTGTAATGTGTTAATTGAAAACTGACTTAGTTCACTCTCCTTGTTTAAGTTTATCTGTATCCCTAAGTATTCCTGCGTTCTTAAAGTCATTTTCTAGTTCCCTCTTTTCTTTCTTGTATTTTTTAGATTTCTGTTTGTTCTTAGCTTTTTGATTGCGATTAAACTTAGCAGTCCGCTCCATCTTCCGGTCCATTATATTGGTCCTCCAATCCTTCTAATTCAATTTGTCGTATATTAAACTCATCAGATTCTCTTGTCTTTAAATCTATCCAAGAATCAGGTAGCGTTTGTTCAGTGAACCATCTAAATCCGTTGGCTGTCGCCCATTCTCCGTGTGTTCTTTTTGTGCCGTCCTTGCGTATTTTAGATCCGGGCATGGGTGCTGACGGATTGGCGAATAGAAAAACTAATTCTACATTTTCAGATAGGTGTTTTTTTATCCATATGTATTTAGAATATTCTGGGTAATCCCAAAACCTACCCTTAGATTCTAACAGAATTAACTTGTCTTGTAAAGTCCTTACGAAATCTGGCTCGTAAGTGTGATTTACTGTGTACTCTACTTTATTTGAATGATGTTCCCAATCTTTTAAAAGGGTATCGTGAAGTACATATTCCCAAATGCTATCATACCCATTCATTTTTTCTTTCTTTGGGCGCTTTACTCTAGGTTTTCTCAATGTATTTCTCTTTCATATTCTTCTATATTTTTGTCCACTACACCTTTAAGAAAAAGCAACTCGTCAAATTGTAATTTGCTTTGTCGTAGTTGTATAGTACAAGCAAAAGCTATTAAAATATGTTCGATTGGTCTGTCTTCATACTCTTCTTGGTCATCCATTCCAAATCTCCAATTGTAATTTCATTTAATTTATAACCAAGCTTCAATAATTTTTTAATATTTTGTTTAGTCCAACGCTTAGTATACATAGATAGATAAGAACACTTACGAATTTGTAAGTATTCTTCTTTAGGTAATAGTTGTTTATAATTTTCTATTGTTATTTTATCTTGTTCATCTTCAGAAAGAATTGATCTAATCCATCCAAACAATAGTTCGTCTACTTTCTTATTTATTTTTTTAATGGCTTGCTTTCGCATGGGTAATTTCATCAACTTTAGGAAGAGCTACAACTCTAGTTAGGTACTCTACACCTCTAGCATACTTAAACATTCTAAGCCCTTGACCATTGTTCGTATCTTTATTACATTCTATTTTATAAGAACAGTAGACACAGCCCATCGGAAGTTTCATGTTACCCTTCTGCCCTGATAATATGGGTTTATAACATTTCTCTGGGGCTTCATCGGCATCCAATACTGTACCTACGATCTTGGTTATTAAATTTGTAACATTAGGTTTATCTAAATCCTCTGGTTGGAACAACGCAAGTTCGCCCGATTCTTTATTCATTGCAAGGAAACCCCCGCTGTTTGTACCCTCAGCGCGTTCGTATCCTGCAAGCTGGCCGATGTACCCAAACGGATCATTTTCTCTGAGTGTCCCATTTTTAAATTTTTTGAATCCAAAACCAGAGGCTGTCTTAATATCAATAACTTCCCCATCAATTTTACAATCCATATGTCCGGGGACGCCACTCACGTTCACCTCTTTCTGCTCATCAGTTACGTTATGCTTCGAGAGTTTCACTAAAAAAATTAATAGGTCTTCCATGATGTGTCCATAAAGAAACTTTAATTGTGTCTCTGGACTGTGTTTAATTTTTCTTGTGTCTTTCTGGCTATAATAAAGCTGACGCGCAGGTCTACCAATATTAGACATCCTTAATATAAATTTGTCATTGTTTTGTGGAGTGGCCCAAGCCTTAATTGTATTTTTAATTTTATCTCCAAGGCCATCTAAAAGTTCTTCAGGTATTTTTCCCCCATCTGTAATATCAATTATCGTTGTATATATATCTTCAACTAATGTTGATAGATTTTTCTCTGTAGAGTTCTTCATAAAATTTTCCAACCCTTTTAATTTGGTTTGGTGTAGCTTGATTTTTAATTGAGTTAGCCATCATGCAAACAACTATTACATTATCTGGTTCGTAGCCTCTCTTGGTATCTATTCGATCTAGACTGGGTGAATTATACCAACACGTTGTGCCAACTTCAAATGGTATGTCAAGTATCGGACACTTTTCTCCCATATGAATATCTTCTGCTTTTAAATCAAAGAAAAGATTTTTACGTTTAGCCCTCTTCTTTGCGCTCCTAACCATATTTAATCTGTACTCTCTGTTATAAGGGTCGGACTCAATACGCTCATAGCGTTCTCTTCGCTCTTCTTTAGTTCGTCGCTTCATTTAATATACCTCTGTTCGTTATCAGGAAAAACAAATCTTTCCATAAAATCTTTTATATTAAGCGAATGATAATGTTTCTTTAGTTTTTTAAAATCGCTTTTATAAGGCGACCATCGTCCTGTGGTATAATAATAAGAATATAATCTATCTTTATATTCAATCCACAGCATTCTTCCGCCTTTTTTAAGATTATAAGTAACATCTTTTAAGGAATCTAAATATTCTAACACCTCAGAAAGTGATTCCCTTACGTCGTGCCTGAATATAGCTTTTCCTTTTGAGTTTATACGATTGAAGCTCCAGTTATATGCTTCAGTATCAGTAGGTTTCACTCCAGTTACCTCCAACTTTAGGTTTAAATTTCCTGCATATCCCCAAATTCAGAAATGTACATACCATCCGAAAGGTACACCCATCGTATTCCATCATAAATCACCCAAGTCTCAGGACCACATTCGTTCATCCAAAATATCTCTGATGCCTCATCTGACTCATCACCTAAATTTTCACAATCAATGTGTTTCACTCCAGTTTCTCCCAATTTTATACTTACCATCTAAAGGACAGTTAAGGTTATAGTAGTTACCGGCTTTTCTTATAGCGTCTACTGCTAACTCTCCAAGGTTGTCGGTATTTTCGTCCCGAGTTTCTATTTGCCATTCATCGTGGACGTTGGCTACAATATGAGCATCGATATTACTTTCCTTTAGCGCATTGTTTAGTATAATTAATGCACGTTTCATTATGATGGCTCCCGCACCTTGCAGTAAAGAATTCAATGCAGCATGAGAACTACGTATAAATATTTTTCTGCCATCTAATCCTTTAATGAATCCATTTTCGTTTGCCTCTCTTGTAATTCTATTTCTAAGAGTCCTAAATGATGGGAAATTACTAAGAAAAGATTGCTTAGCTCGTTTACCTTCAGCCTTACTGCCGCCAACCACGCTCCCAATTTTTGCATCTCCTGCTCCGTATAGGAGGGCATAGATGAAAGTTTTTGCCTGAGTTCTTGATTTAAGTCCCGCCCTAACTTGATTAGCTGTGTGTATGTCTCCAGTGAGAATTTCATTTATGAACTCCTTATCATCAAGATAGTGTGCTAACATCCGTAACTCTAACCCGCTGGCATCGACGCCCACTAGTTTGTATCCTTGTGGGACTGTCCAGCAAGCCCTACATTCTTTCCCGTAGGGCGAGGATAGACTCGGTATCTGGGCCATGTTAGGATCTCTATGACTCATCCTACCAGTGATTGTACCATTGCTTATTACAGAACCATGAACTCTTTCACCATTTAGAAATGTTAGCCAAGATTGTACCTGCGCTATTCTTTTTTGAAGCATAAGATACTTAGCAATTAATGCAGCCTCTGGTATATCCTTGACTGTACCTAGAACTTTTTCATCTATCTTGGGTTGTCCAGTAGGCGTAAACTCCTTTGGTTCCCATCCAAAATGTTGTAAGTATTCTCCAATTTGTTGGCGTGAACCAAGTTTAAATTCTTCTTCTGATGTCCTAATTACAGTGTCTGATACACAATTTTTAAATGTGTTAAATTCAATGTCCGTTAACCGAGTCTGTTTCCCTTCTGTATCTAAGCCCATCTTCCGTAGGACACCATCTCTTGTGTGCTGAGGGT